TCTTAATTTTGTCTAACCCCGGCTTGACGCTCATCCACCACTTTCTGAGTTGGTCAGGCTCGATATATTTCCATTCTGTCATCCGACTATTATGTATCCGTAAGTTTTGTCAGCCGTACTATTAGCCCAATGACTAATGGTTGCCTGACCTTGTTGTTGTGTAGAAACGTATACGTTAGATGTTGCTGCTGGAGCTACATAATTCAATGTTGTAATAAGTGATGCTGTGCTTGGTCTAGTCGGGCTAGTCTGAGTTGGTAAATGCTGAAGCGTTATAGAAGTATTAGTAGCTGACCAATAAAGCTCAATGTAGTCATCCTTTGCCAACTCTAAAAAGTAATTCCAACCTACAATATTGCGACCATCTACCCCGCCATGACTATTAGGAATAGAGATAAGACCAGTAGAACCTGCAACGTCTGTACCGTTCTTCCTTATCCACACACTCGCGTCATGTATCTGACTATCCGTATTATTAAACTGACCTGACCATTGTAGATTATAAACGCCAGTATTCCTGACATTCATCCTAGAGGCATTTGATAGATACACACCGTTAGAATAATCAGTTGTATCTAACGTCATAGCCGTAGCTGTATTAGCTGTTACAGATTGATCTACAAGGCTCTGAAACGCCCCATAGGGAGCTGCATCTGCCATTGCAGCAGCAGACTTGGGGACAAAGAAAATAAGGCTCTCAAAGCCTATACGCTCATCAAATAGGGTAGTTGTAGCCGCATTGCTAGTTGCTAGGGTAATTAGACCTGTGTTGTTGGTCTTTCCGTCCATAATGCCACGAACGACCTCAGCAACAGCCCTCTGATCCCCTCCAAATGGCGGTAATGTACGGAATTGCCTCATCGATCACCCTGCTTAACTACGTCTACGTCAAGACCTACAGCAGTTTCCCAGTTTGAACCCGTAGGAGTCAGTCTTAGGCGGTGATATTCACCGTTAGAACGGATAGAAACACGGTTTTCAGCATCAGCCGCGACGTTAGAACCGAATTCCACCTGCTCGTTAAGCAAATCCCGGCTAGCAATTGCTACAGACCCGCTTCCACCATCCACAGTTGGCCTTACTAACGTCACCGTAGACCGACCAACGTCTATATCACCTGTCGTAATGTTCGCTGTCTTAGGCTGACCAGAGAAAGCAATAATCTTAGCCCCAGAAACACCTGCAAAAAGTAGCTGACCACCAGCAAATACCCGTGAATCTAGAGGAATCTCTAGCGCATCAATACTCGCATTGTAGTTATCTACCTGCTCTAACGTCGCTGATGGCGTTAGCACAAAGGAAATGGCATTAGCTGTGGTATCTGCATACGACCAACGGTCTAAGTTGATTGAGTAAATCAACATACTTTTACCACCGAAAGAGTTATTGAATTTCCATAATACTAACTTTCTAATAGGATCAATAGTCGCACTCATTCCTGTCGAAATTTCGCTAGGAATGACGTTCTTAAAGAACCATCTATTTACTCTTTCAGCACCAATAGCCTTTACTGATTGACCATCGCAAGAATAAAACCCGTCATCCGCTAGGAAATACGTTAGCCCACCGTACTGAGCGATTGATCCGTCTGAAATACAGCCCAAAGACCTAGAGATCGCATCGAATTGAAAAAAGAAAGGGCTACCCGTATAGCTCATACGGTAAATCGCCCTCTCAAGAAATACTAAACCGTATTCCCCACCAGCAAGACCTGTAATATCCCCACCATCAGGGATGATCTGGAAATCAGATTGAGAAGCTGCACCCGGAGTCCAGTCCGTCTCATCATTAATGTCCGACCAATAGACCTTGTTCGCATCCGTTCCATCGTTAGCCGCAACAACGAAATCACGAACCACAGTCACAAACTTAGCCGTAGGAGCAGCAGCAGCTAGGTCAGCAAAGTAAGTAGATGCGCCAATTTGATAGGCTTGCAACTTATCCTGACCGTTAGCAAGAATCATCTTTGCCCCGTACTGCGTTACATCCCAACTCTCAACCGTTGAATACCCCGTTGTTGTTGCCGCATCCAAACTTGCATCAGACGAATCAAACTTGTAAACCTGAGTCGCTCCAGCAGCAAATAAAGCCACCTCACCGCCGAACTTACCACCAAACGTAATCAGCAAATTTTGAGCAGCAGCATCAGAATAGTCAGCCTCAGACCTTAGTGGCGCATATCCGTTAGCAACCGGATAACAGTTCTTAGCGTCAGTAATCGCCCCTGTTACTCCGGGCTGATCTGGCAACCATTCTCCAAAAGTTAGCTTTGTCGTAGCCATAATTTATGTTTATACGTTAATAACTGCTTTAATTTCTTCTGGAGAATTAGCCGAATCAATAGCAATCTGCATTGCTGCATATTTTTCTCGAATTGCTTGTCGCTCCGCTTCTACTGCTTGAGCATCCACGCCGGGAATCTGTTTCATGATAGCCTCATCATGCGGTTTGAACTCTTCGGAACGGGCAGCACGACGCATATCGTGGGCAATGTTCTTGGCTTTATCAATATTAATCGTAATCATGCTCACTCCTGCACAGGAAATTCGTTAGACTCAGAGCCAACACCGTCCGGTGTATCAATCTGTGCTTCCCACGCATTACGGAAAGTTCGATCCGCCGGAAGGTCTGAAGCATTGATGATCTTGTATGGTACGCCAGCCGGTACGTCCTTAGCCGCGATCTCTTCAATCGTGCGAGTCTGCAAGCACTCTAGGGTTGGTGTGATAATCACAATACCACCGTTATCGTTAGGGTAGATAATTAGGTTCATGGTTAGTCCTTTATCGGAAGATGGCAAAATTTGCTTGTACTGGGTCTGCTGGGTTAAATGATGCGTTTACCATATAGACTCTGAAAAGGCTTGAACTTCTTGCCGTAAAATCTTCCATAGTCCGCCAAGCATAATTATTGCCCCCACCTTGGCAACCGCTTACAACATAATCAGCATCTGACAACGAATTCGCAAAATTTATTATGTATTCACCTGTAGCGATATCAGCAATGCTTGATACGTTTCCACTAGCTCTGATACTGTTCACAGCAAATGTAATTGAAGCAGCAGTTAACGCTGTGGTTGCTACTGTAGTAAAAGAAAATTGCGTAGAGCTAATAAATGTAACCGTATAAATACCTGCCGCGACGCCTGTTAAAGCGTAAACTGCATTGCCTGTAATCAGCCCATGCGCCGTTGTCGTGGTGACTGTAGCTGTTGTAGAACCCGCAATACGGGTAACCGTTGAGACACCACCAGCAAATGTACCAGCAGCCGTGCCGTTAAAGTTGACCCACGCCCTGCAACCATAAGCAGTAGCTACAGAACCATAGCCAGAGTTGAATTGAAAGTTAGCACTAGAATCAAATCGACCGACCTCTACGCCACCTTCAGAAAATGCAATCGTATCCGCAGCAGGGAAGAATATGCCGGTATTGCTGTCTGTGCCTTCATAGGATGGGTTTGATGCAGTACCATCTACGCTAGAGATTCCAGTTGTGCCATCAATAACTACAGTCATCCTGCATCTCCTATAAGAATGGTAGTGTTATTTTCGCTATCGTCGTTTGAGTATATTATTTGTTGAAGCATAATTATCCACTAACGAAAAACAGCGATTTGCACAAGCGAAGTGTCCAAACGAGTTGATCCTTGAGATGTAGTTATATGTACTACTGAGGCAGAACTTGTTCTGTTAGTATTAATAGAAGTATTAACCGGAGCATTACCAGATGCTTGAGTATTAAGGCAAACAGTAGTGTAGTTAGCATCAGGCATTGCCACACTAAAGTTCACAGAATAATCACCCGTGGTGTTGTCTGCAACACTTGAAACATTCCCGCTTGCCCTGATTGTGCTTCTAATCAATGTAATATTGCCGCTAGTCGTTAATGACGTGCCAGCCGTGTAAGTGAAGGTGTTAGCGTCAGTAACTGTAGCTACCGTATAAACCCCGTCAACAGCAGTACCAGATGTAATATCTGAATAAATAGAGCTACCGGCGATCAATCCATGCGCTGTAGCGGTAACAGTTACGGTGGTTCCTGATTGGCTGTATGTACCAGATAAGTTCGTATTGGCTGTACCGTTAAAGTTTACCCACGCTCTGCAACCGTAAGCTGTTGCGACTGAGCCGTAGCCAGAGTTAAATAAAAAGTTACCTGAAGCATCAAACTCGCCAACTTGCGTACCGCCCTCGGTAAAGCCAATCCTATCCGCACCCGGAGAATAAATGCCAGTATTAGTATCGCCAGAAAAAGTAATTGATGGAGCCGATACTGTTCCTGCTTGTACCGTCGTAGGGCTAGTCACAAACGTTGCAGCACCACCCGATGTGAGAGTAATAACATCTGTACCGCCTACCTGAACGGATGCACTTCCATCAACATTCGCTTTAATACCTGCGGTCATTTTTTACTCCCACATGATGTTGATTGTGCCAGCGGACGGAGTTGTGTCAAAAGTATCTGTGCCGTTGACTGTAGTTATGCGGATTTGATCTAGCGTTCCAGATATGGCTGTTGCTGATGTTCCTCCAGAAGATTGACCGCTTTGTCCGCCACTTGGAAGTAACACACTTGACGCAATCCATATATTTCCTGAGATATTTGTGATAACAGCATGCCCGTTATAAACACTACCTGCTACGTTTGCCTGAGTTAAAACAAATCCAGCAGTACTAGTGCTAAGTGCGTTTGCGTATGATGAAGCAACACTTGAATAGTTTGCAGTTGCTATGCTACCAGACCCAATTCGTATTAAAAAACTACTCGTACCACTCGTACTTACTCCGTTAAACATCACGGTAATCCGCTTTGCCCACGAAGGAATGCTGGAGAAGTCAATTGCTGTTTGGCCTGCGCAAGTAACAGAAGTACCCGACACAATCGGATACAAACTAGTCGTTACACCTGCTACTTGCAAAGTACCTGCCAACGTCGCATTCTGCGAAGCGTTTAACGTCAAAGCAGTCGTACCCGCACCTGTACCCGTTTTGAGTTCCAGTATGCCGGTATTATCAGGAGTTATTTTTAACCCGTCTGTGGCATTTCCTGCTGTGATTATTGTTGCCATGTATAACCCTTAAACAACTACCAATCTAGAACCATCAGCTATCGTTAGCGTCACACCATTTGCAACCGCTACAGTACCTGCACTCATTCCGTTGTAGTTAGCTGGTATCGTTGTATTCGCATTTATTGTGCTAGCAGTCAAGTAAATAGCCGCAGAACCACCACCACCATATACAGCGTTACCCTCATCTTCATATGTTGACTTACTTGCTGGATAAGTAACAAAAACATCTTTGCTATTACTTGCAAAATTGATCTGTGTGGTTGTTCCTGATGAATTTGACAATACGATATTTCTGGAAAGAGTTGTTCCAGATGCCGTATATGTGCCTATCCCTACTTCCCAAGTACCAGCGTTACTGTCAACTATTGTGTAAAAAGTTGTATTGCCGTTGCCAATAGCGGCAAACGATTGGAAACCATTAGCCGCACCAGCAAGCGTAAGTGTTCCAGTTCCCGCAGTTGTAGTCGTTTCTTTTACACGATCAGCTAAAACAAGTGGCATTACACCCTCGACCAGTTATTAGAACTTCCACTCACCTGTGTCCATGTGTTGCTATTTGCTGCAACTACATCCCAAGTGCTTGAACTTGGATTTATTTCAGTCCAAGTATTATCAACCGCAGTTTGCTCAGTCCATGTATTTGCTTCAGGAACAACATCCGACCATTCCTCGCCAACTATCCCGCCATTTGCAACAATAGTCGCTAACGCATTAACAGAGCCTATTCCAGAAAGAACTAACCCGCCAGTACATACAACAGTTGCCACACCATTAACTGAAGCATTGCCTTGATAAACCACACCGCCATTAGCTGTGACAGTTGCTTGCGCTGCGACAGAAGCTGATGAAGTCCTGATTCTGTTTCCGTCAGCAGTAACAGTTGCATTAGAGGCAACAGCAGCATTGCCGAACTGTATGCGTGTTCCTAATGCCGATACTGTTGCAGTTGCATTAACAGAGGCATTTTCTGAATATATCGCAGTCGCATTAGCAGATACCGTTGCTAAACAATTAACTGAAGCAACAGCATTAGCTAATTTGCCACCATTAGCAGAAACGGTAGCTACACAACTTACTGACCCTGAATTAGTTCGTATCCTTGTTGCATCAGCAGTAACTGTGGCAGATGCATTTACACTCGCAGTACCAAATAGAACAACCCCTCCAGCTAAGGAGGAAAATGGTGTCTGCGAAAATGCGCTTATGCCGAACATAATTTAAGCAAGTGTCACAGATAGATTACCAATCGCAATCTTAAAAATATCGCCCGTGTCAATCGTCTTAGACGCATCTAAAGCTGTGTGATAGAGCAAGTTTCCAGTTGTTAAGGCATCCATGATGCCGATCCAGCCAACTGTACCCCATGATCCAGTTGCAGCAGGGAACTCAATCGCAGCAGAGTTTGTTGATACGCCGTTACTAGGTGCGCCAAACGTAATAGATTGACGAGCATAAGACCCGCCAGATACTTCAGTACCCGTATTAGCGTCTGTTGGATCGCTGGTAAATAGACCCAAATAAACGACTGACGGGCTTGTGTAGCTGGTGTTCCTGAGAGTCGCGTTAATCAGCGCGTTCTCAAGATAATTCGACATCTCTGCCATGATTTACCTCACGTTATAAGACATAGACATAGGCTGACCGCTGTATTCACTCGATTGGTCAGAGTTCGTAATCGTCGTTACAGCACGATCATATAAGGTTGCCCATGTCTGAATACGGGCATCATTCATTAGATAAGGCTCGGCTTCCGCTAACGACGCATATAGCAAAGCATCAGGATAATTAGCTAGGAAGATGTTGCTAGAATTGCTATCTGACAACAGCGGAGGCTTGCCGTAGTACAGCATCTGTAGAACGTAAGTACCGTCTGGAGATGGGGCTAGCTGTATCTCAGAGCCTAGAATCGTGTAATCGACAGGCTTACCACCCTCTGTAACCCTAGACTCAGCGTAGAACGAATTAGGAGCCTTGTAGCGCAATGTAGTCACCGGATTCGTGTTCAGGTGAATATCGCGCATCTCTAAGAAGTCTGTAGGTAGCCCAACAGTAGAATCACCGCCTGTAGTCGATGCCGTTGCGACAATCAACATCTGCCGAGTCCGAATGTCTCGACGTAGCCTTTCCTCAGCTAGTCGGATGAAATCG